GATTTTCTGTCTGTACAACCAAGCAGTTATCAGGATCACCTGGTATAACTCGGTATGCTACGATTACTTTGCGTCTATTGGCAGCTACTCTGCCTACGTGTTTAAGCGCCATCTTCACCCTCCTGTGTTGGTTCAGTCATTGCTGCTTCGGCACCTTCTTTTGCTGCCTTAGCTTGTGCTTCTACTTCTTTCAAGAAAGCATCTAGTTTATTATATAACGCACCTACATTAGCCATTTCATTAGCTTTAAATGTACCACGCTCTGTTGCAAGTTCAATAACGGCTCTTGCTAATGCTAAATCTTGAATATTTAATTCATTTGCTTGTGTATTTTCGGTCATATTTTACTCCTTGTATAATTTATTTATAACCACTGTTTTAGTTGTACTTCAAATGTGGACAAGCCAACATAAAGAAACTTAGTTCTTTTGAGCTTTCAAATCCAACATAATGTTGATGTACAAGATTCTTTTGTTCGTCTAACTGTACAGAGTTACCAAAAAAATATCTGCCAGTTAGATTGCTAATAATCCAATCGCATATTGCTTGATCTAAGTTATATCTACGTGGAATACTTATTGTAGCAAAATGAGGAGGGCAAAAATCTACCCTCCTTATATTTAATACATCGAGTGGATTAGGGTCTTTTAGTTTCATGCAGCCTCGTCATAATGTGCTGTTACACCAAACGGCGCTTGCAAGTTTTTATCATGGTGCGAATGAATAATAAACACTGTCTCGCAATAGTCTTCGTCGCCCCAGCTATCCCATGCATAACCGTCTGTGAACATTAAAAACTTCTTAGGCTGAATATCATTTTCTTTCATATATGTCCAGTTAACCATAAAATCAGTGCCACCGCCACCAAGTATTTCATAGTCACATAGATTTTCTCCATTATCTGCACTAAAGTCTTGTTCATTATATACTTTAGTATCAAAGCACCATAGTTTGATCTTATAGTCTTTGAACTCTTCCATAATGCCTTGTATTTCACCTAAGAAATCTGCTGCCTGTGAGTTACCAATACTACCAGACATATCAATACAAATGCATAGATCGATTGTATCTTGAAAGTCCATACCGGGCAATATAGCACCCGTATGCCAACCTTTGCGTGATGGACGGCTAAATGTAAAATCACTTTTAATAGTACTTTGGATTTGCTGACGAATAAGTTCACGCCAGTTCATCTTAGGCTCAGTAAGTTCTTTGATCATACGTGCAACACCTGCAGGTGTATTTCCTGCACCAGCAGTTTGTGCCGCATTAATCATAGCTTCTTTTACTTCGTCTCGAATCTGATCCATTTCTGCTTTGCTGTACTTAGGACGACCTTTACCGCCTTTTCCATCTTTACCAGCTTCACCTTCCTCACCATCTTCGCCTTCTAAGTCTAAATGTTCATCTAACATTTCGCCTAGTTGTTTAAGATAATCTTCACCATTCTTTTTGGCTTCTTCAAATAGATCGTCATATACTTCTTCACTAATCCAACCTTCGTATTTGAAGTCTTGATAACAACTTACAATACTTGGAATAGTACCAATACGATCACGTACTAGAAGATTATTAACAATATAGTCGGCTGCAATATTATACAACATTGGATTACGATCATCACGTCGACCCAAGTGATCAAACACACAGTGAAGTATTTCGTGTGCAATAACAAATTCAATTTCTTTGTTATTCATTGCATTAAAGAACTGTGTATTAAAGTATAGGTTACGACCGTCTACTGCGGCAGTACCTAACCATTCGTCTGCTGCCTGAATACGTAAACGTGTTGCCATATTACCAAAAAATGGGTGACGTAATAATAGTCCAACTCGAGCAATAATAATACGATCAAGAACTTCTACACGCATTTCCTCCAGTTCTTCTGGAGTAATATCTGGATTCGGCTCCCAGTTTTTAAGTTTAGTTTGTGTATCTTTAGTAGCCATGTCTAACCTCTTATAAGTGTTATACAGTTAATATAACATATTTACTATTATTGTCAACCTTTAAATAGAATAATGGACAGCCGAAGCTGTCCATTATGTACCAACTTAAACTTGTTGCGCTGCCTTAATATACTTACCAAAGCGATTGTGGAATTCATCAAAGCATTCTACTTCGTCTGGATCGATAGGAAGTGCATATTGCGTAAGAGCAAGTTTAATACCCATAACAACCAGTTCTGTGTCAAAGTTATCCATTGCAAAGCGTAGGAAGTTATTGACTTTATCATCAAACTTTTTGTCATTTTTATCAGATGATTCTTTGAGTTCATAACAGAGCGAAACAGTCAAGGAATACATGGCACTGATTTCTTTAGTTTTTAACTCCTTTACTTTACCTGCAAGAATATCTGTTGGGTTTGGCATACTTGAGGCAACCTTACGGTGTGCCATAAACTTAACAGCAAGACCTTCGCCTACTGTACCTGCAACCAAATCAGTAGTAGTACTTTCGTCAAGTTCGTCTTCGAGCAATTCGCTTACAAATGACCAACTACGTGGTGTTGCAAATGACCGGCTTGCTGACTTTGGATCAAAATCATACAAGTCTTTTTTTGCAAACGTCAAGTAACCTACAACATCTTTGTGTTGATTATTGTCTACTGACCAGTTGAACCAGTCATCAAAGTTAACAGCAAGTTCTAGGTGAATAAAGCGGTTAGCCAATGGTGCTGGCATACGATATGTAACACCCTTGTCGCTTTCACGGTTACCTGCCGCAACAATAATAACATTGTCTGGTAGTTTGTATGTACCTACACGACGATTCAAAATCAACTGATATGCAGCCGCTTGTACAGCAGGTGCCGCTGAGTTCATTTCGTCTAAGAAAAGTACAATATTATCATATTGTGCTGCCATTTCTTCATCTGGCAGTTCACTTGGTGCACCCCATGCCATTTTAACATTGTTGCTGTCAAAATACGGAATGCCTTTAATATCGGTTGGATCCCAAAGACTCAATCGAATATCAATAAGATGAGAGTTAGAAAAAGTTTTAGTAACTTGTTCTACGATATCGGATTTACCAATACCCGGAGGACCCCAAAGAAAAACAGGACGCTTTTTATGCATTGCATGACGAAGAGCGTTTTTTGCTTTACTTGGAGAAACTGTGCGAATTACGTCTGACATTTTATATTCCTTTTAGATTTGTTTTCAGTGCCTATACAGTACAATAGCATTAACTGCTATTAGTGTCAACCTTTAAAGTAAAGTTTTGCGATATTTTTTCGATCGCTATAACCAATGCCTTGCAACCAAAGAAAGTAATCAAACTCTTGACTGTTTTCTTCGATGTTGCAGTCTTCAGCAACAGCTAGGTGCCGCAGTGCAGATTTCCAGTTGCAGTTAGCAACCTTCATAACACCTGCTACACTTTTGCGGAAACTAACAATAGCCTGCTCTTCAGCAGCCTTTTCGGCAATGTTGTTGCGCTCTAGTTCGTCGCACAACATATCCCAAATACGCTGTTTAGTATTAGCTGGAGATTGTGTCCATTCCTCCCAGAAGTATTCACCAGGACGGAACCCACGTGCGTCTTTGTGAAGATCAGAGATGATATCGTCGCTATAATCGTACATTGTATTGCCCTTTGTGTATTTGCCCTATACACTTAATATAACACAAGTACTACAGAAGTCAACCTCTTTTTTTCAACTTTATACTAAAACTTCCAGGATTATGTTTGGTTTGAACACATTCTCTAATTCGTGAATGATTGCTTGCCCACGTGTGTATTTCACGCATCATAGCACCTTGTCCGGTAACTACATGACATTTTTTGTATCCGCTAAGATATGCTTCTTCTATTTGTTGATTAAAATGTTGCCATCCTATATGAATATGCAAGCCGTGTAGATCAATTCGCATCTTTACTTCTGTTCATAGCTTTAGTAAGTCCATACTTACGCAAGTCGCCACTAAACAGACCAAGCTCTATTGCTTTACGTTCGTCTGTAACCGTTATGCTTCGATTTGTAAGATAATATGGACAAGTTATAAACTTATCAAGATGTATTATAATCTGTGTAGTTAAAGGAATATCTCTTGGATACGGTATATCGTATGTAGTAATACCAATTTGATTGATAACATCAAATCCTTCTTCAGTAAGTCTTAGTCCGCCATTGCCTTTGGTTCGTGTATTCTGCCACCATAATGGCATGTATTCTTTTACATTTATATCATTATAACTTTTTTCAAGTTCTTTTAAAAAAAGTTTGGTATAGGTAACTTTATCAGTCAAACAACTTCTCACCTTCGGATAACATATATACCGAAAAGTCATTACAGTTAAATGTAGAGTTTAGTTTTTTGGCTAGATTATGTGCATGTCCAGGATTTGAGAAACTAGTTTTTTTGTATTTAGGACCAGGATAGTTGGTTAATGCATTTGAACTTTTTAAGTTAAATGGTTTGTCTTGATAAAAAACTGCCCAAATAGCTTCTGCATCTAAAATCTGTTCACATTTATAGGTAACTTTATTGGTATATTCAAGTCTAACAACTGGTTTTGGTCTACTCATAATGCGTGTCCTTTATTAACTACGCATATATTTATCTTTTTACCAAGCCCCAGAGTCCATGTTTACTTCAATAACTTGATCATCATTGAGCTTTTCAAGTTTGCTATCAATGATTTTTTCTAAATCTCCATGCAGTCTTGCCATAACTTCGCCTAATGTAAGTGCTAGTATTTTTGCTTGATTTATATCGAGTCTAACTTCTCTTGCTTTACTTTGTTCAGCAACTTTAACCATTTGGATTAGTTGCTGTATAGGCATTGTATTAATTGGCTCTGTTGACATTACTTAGTGCTACTTTCATTTCTAGCTCAGTTTTATACGGACCTGAGTATTCGTTACGTTCAATAGTAATTAGCTTTGGACAGTAACTTTTAAGCCAGTTAACATTAAACTTAACAAGATAGTAACCGGCACAATATACACTTTTAGATTTTTTACTTTTAGTAAACAATGGTAGTTTATGTTTGATGTCATACATACTATTGTAAGGAGTAGTACGTGTTGGATATCCGTGTACTTCTTTACTTGAAAGTGATTTTTTGTTTTTAATATTTGCAATTAAAAAGTTCTTACCAAATGTTTTTTTCAACTGGTTTTCACTTTTATAAAACTTAACAGAACCTTTTTGACTAACAACAAATCCGTCATCGTTTTTTGAAAGAGTACCAACTCGCATTCCTTCTTCTTCAACAATCCAAAATTTATTTTCTAGTACAGGTTTAGCTTTCATGCTCATTGTGGATATCTCGCTTGTAATGGGTCTGCATAACTTGCTGCCTGGTCTGCAATACGTTGCATATCCCACTTAGCACAGAACTTCATAAGACGCATACCTACTTGCTTAACGTCTTTGGGTACTGCATGTTGTGCAATAGTGTTATCTATCTCTTGTCTAATATGCTCGGGTTGTGCAGTCAAATCACATAGTACAACATTGCGTGTGTAATCATCAAGCACACGATGCTCTACACCTTCGTGGTCAGTCCAACGTTGTAGCATCATGTTGTTCCAACTAAAGCCTTTTGTTTGTTTGTCGTCAAATGCTTCAATCAGTCCAACTTTGTTTTTTGTACCTTTTTTTCTAACACCTGGATAGGCGCTAAACACATTGTCACTAGTGTCGCCACGCATACACTTTTCAAACAACATGAATTCAGGGTGTGGAGCAGGCTTAGGTTCTCCTGTCTTCTTATCGCACACGGGCTTGCCTTTGTCATCAAAGTATCCTTCTACTGTAATAGTAGTATTACTTACCCCGTTGTACTGTCTACAGTTAGGTGCAATAAGTTGTGCAAAGTCACCGTCTGTAGAGATAATAACATGATTGTCATTAGGATGTGCTTGTACCCAACCTGCAATAAGATCATCTGCTTCTAGTACAGGATTTTGCATTACTGTACAGTTAGTCTTGCTACCAACAAAGTCTTTGAACTCGTCAAAGATTTCCCAAAATAATGTATCTTCTTCTTGCTGTGCAGGAGTAAGTGCATCTCGATGTTCTTTGCGGTTGCGCTTGTAAGGCTCATAGTAATCTTTGCGCCAACTACGACCTTCTAAACAAAACACAACATGATCTGCCTTAAAGTCAGTCCATGCTTTCTTTACACTGTTAAGTGTAATGTGTAGTGCCATGCCAAGTTTAGTATCTACATCGCCACGTACTACGTGTCTTGCACGAAAGAATGTGTTAGCTGTATCTACAAGAATATAAGTTGCCATTAGTTTACCTCTATATGGTTTGTATATGTACGATTGTATACGATTTTGTACGAGTTGTCAACCATTACGATACTTCGCTTTTACCTTTATCAATTGGCACAACATTAATATAACCTGCACCTCGATTGGTATCTTGCCCTTCTTCTTGAAGCATATTATAAACTATATCTTTGAACCATCGGTCTACAATTTCTTCTTCAACATCACCCTCGCTGCCATAACCTGCTGTTAAAAGTTCTTCAATAAAGTATTTGTTCCAATCAAGTTCAAAAAAGCCATTACGTATATTATCTTCATTGACTTTCATATCAAGAACATTAACCCAAGGTTCTTTCTTTTTAGTAGCATATGCCTTCGGATCTTTAATTTTTAGTTTTTTATCAGATTCAGCTTCTAGTGCAGCCTTTTGTTCAGCAAGTTCTTTTTCTTTTGCTTCTATACCTGATACTTTTTTAAGCCATTGTTTCATAGTCCTGCCTTTCTAAGTGCGTCTTGATCGATAGGCGCCTTCATAGCCTTTTCGTGTTGTGCGTTTTTATATTGTCTAAGTTCCCCAGGCATTTCCGAATAGGCTAATGTGGAGTCTTGGAGTGAATCGCCATCCTTCTGCCATACACGCTTCAGCAACGTCTTTAACATTGAGGGTGTATTCTTCACTGCGTCCACCCATTGGCATAAGATATACTGGACATTGTACCCCGGCATCTTGGTAAGCACTAACAGCTCTTTTAACTTCGATAAAGTCGTCTTCAGTAGCCACAACAAACTTAAGATAAAGTTCGCTACCGTCAACCCGAGTATACTCACGAGCAACATTAGGCTTGATAGCAGTTTCCCAAGGTTCTCCTGAGACACTAAGTTTTGGGGAACAACTCCAAGTGACTGTAAGTCTGTCGCTGTCGTTGAGATAGTTGTAGAGATCGTCGTGTAAATGTTGTGTAGTATTTGTTTCAAATGTGATGTTCCTTAAATCCTGCATACGTGGATGTTCAAA